GTCACCGACGTTGTATTCAAAACCTTTGAACTTGTCGTTGAAAACTTGTTCAGTTTTCTGTGTAAAAATATCAGAGTTTGTTTTAACTGTTTTTTGAGTTGCTTCTGACTCTTTGTTATATCTATTAAAGAAATCTATAGCTTTTTGTTGCTCACCCGTAAGTTTGCTTCCAGCTTTGATCTCGTCATAGTATTTAGACTTTTGCCCGTCTAGGTGGCTTTTAGCGCTAGCAACTTGCTCTTTAAGCGCTAATTTTTTTCTACGTATATCTCTATCGTCGTCTACATCTTCGTCGTAAGAGAATGTATCTTCCATAAGGAAGTTAATTTCTTCGTTGTTTAAATGAGGTTTTGTTTGCTTGTAGTACTCGTATAATAGATTTTGATCATCTAATTTACTGTAATCTTGATTAAGCTTAACATAGTCACTTAAATCTCCACCAGTCTCTTCCATAAAGTCCATTAACTTTTGGATATTTTCTGGTAATGGTTTTCCAGTAGCTTCAGCTTCTGCTATAGCTTCTTCAACCTGTTCTTCAACCTCTTCAACTTCCTCCTCAGTAATTTCTTCTAATACTGGAGTTTCTTGTGTTTCAGCTTCTGGTTGTGTTTCTGTTTGTTCAGTAACTTCTGTCACCGCTTCTACTTCTTCAGCTTTTTCCTCTGCCACAACTTCAATTTCTACTTTTTCTTGTGGTGGGGAGCTTAAATCCACCTTAATGACACTATCGTCTCCAGCAGATTCAAATTTACTTTCATCGACTTGTTCAGTCGTTTCTTGGGTAGTCTCTTCGACTACTTCTTTGTTTTCTTCTTCCATAATATAATATAATAATAATTAATAAATTCTAACTAGGGTCAAACGAACCTAAATCAAATCCTCCACCTAGTATATCATTACCTGCGGACTCAAAGTTTTTAGGTGGTTTTCCACTATTTCTTTGGTCAATCATTTCTGATTGCTGTGTTGCTTGTATCTTTGTTCTTTCGTCTTTACGATCTTCTTTTTGTTTTTCTCTGTTTTTCACACCATCAACTTCAACTCCTTTAAGCTGCATGTTGTATTGAAACTCTAAAGCCATAAGTTCTTTCTTGAGAGCAGCTTCTTGTTGCATTTTCTGCATATCGATTTGAGCTTGCATTTGACTTAACTCAGCCTTGCCAGCGTTTAACGCTTGATCTTTTTGCATTTCAACTTGAGCTGCAGCTTGAGCCGCCTGGGTGTTAGATTGAGATTGAGCTTGAATATTTTCTAATTGAAGTTGTCTATCTCTTTCTTGTTTTTTCTTTCTACGTATCTTTAGCAATTGATTAGCTAATTTAACGCTGCGTATTTCTCTAAGATCAATAGCATCTTCTAACTCTATACTTTTTTGTTGCAACGCCATTTGAATGTTGTTTTCTAACAAACCTTTTTCCTCTTCATCTGGTTGTAATTCTATAAATATACCAAAGTCATACAAGTGTAGCTCAGACATTTCTTCTAATGTTGCTACATTGTGAACGCCAATAGCTTGTATAAAAGCGTCTTTTGTTGGAGAATACTCTATAATATCAGATATTCTAAGCGATAAACATTCTGCGGTTTCAGCTGTTAAATATAGTCCAGCTTGCAATATGTGTCTAGTTGCCGTGTTACTATTAGCAGCAGCTAGCTTCTGAACACCTACTAAAGCGTTTTTATCTGGCATACTGCCATCTCTAGCTTCGTTAAGCCCAGTCACATCTCTAATCATCTGTAAGTAATAATTGTAATTACCAATAAGAGCTTGCATTTTATTTCCACCAGAACCTGATGTAATTTCTTGAATTGGAACTTTACCTGGATTCATATCTCCATCAGAAGTAAAACTTCTACCAATAACACTACCCGTTTGGAAGAACATGTTTAGTGCTTCTTGTGGGTTGTAGTTTGTCCCATTACCTAAGTCTACTTCAGCTAAACCATCAGCATCTAAGTAAACGCCATCTGGAACCATTCTAGACATTACCTGTTGTAGCTTTAAGTGTGTTAACTGAATCATATCAGCAAAACCAGTTATACGTTTTACTAATGAATCAATTTTACCATTGTAAATCCTAGGAGCAACAATAGCGTAGTTCATTTTAACTTTAGTAAAATCACTTTTAGGGCGCATCATATTTTTAGCCATCTCCCATTTAAGTAATTTATTAGTACCAAGAATCATAGCGCCATCGTATAGCGTTTCTATAGATCTTAACATTTTACTATATCCACCTTCTTTATCTTGTGGAGGATTAAAAGAATCGTCTTTAGGTATGATTTTATCAGCGCCAGTTCCAGTTTCTTTAACTTTGTAAACCTCGTTCATATAAGTTTTGTAGTTAAAGTATAAAACTTGGATAGTGTTATTATCTTCTTTATCATAACTATGTCTAGAGTTATAGTTAGATCTATTGTAAGATTTGTTTTTCACTATATCTTCAAGATCACTTTCGGACAAATGAGGAAATTGTTTTGCTAACTCGTTTACAGGAATAGTTTTAACTTCACCAACATAATAAATATCATCAAAATAAGGGGAATCAGTGTAAGAGTACACTAGGTTAGCTGGGTCAACGTAATCAACAGTAACACCTTCTGATGTGTTAAAAGAAGTTTTAACAGCACCAATACCTAAAACTGTTAAATCATAATAGAACCTCTTTTTTGTTAACTCGTATTTATTACCATCAAACAAAACATTTAAAGCTTGTTCTTCGGCAAGCTCAACAGCTTGTTTGTAGGTTAACTGCATGTGGAGCTGTAGTTCTTCTGGTGTTTCTGGTAATTCTTTTTGATCACTTTCTTTAGTGTCTACGCCAAAATTTTCAGCTGCAAAACTATCAAATTCTTGAAACTCCATATCATTCATTATAGCCTCCATATACTTTGTTCTCTTTTCAACTCCATTTGGAGATTGAGAATAAGCTTTTATATCATACGTTCTTTCAGCTATACCATTCACAACAATGTCTACAAACTTAGATATAATAGGAACTGGTTTCCAGTCTAAATTTAAATAGGACAAATCACCGTTTATAGATAACTCATCCTTATACTTTTGAATAGACTGCTCGCCTCTAGCATACAATCTTAAATTATGAAAATCATTATGATTAGTTCTATATCTATTAGAACCTCTATCGCTATTGAACCACTCTTGCTCTATTGCTTTACCTACTTTCAAACCATAATCATAGCTTAGCTTTTCAGCATCACTAACTGTTTGACTCGGGAAATAACTTTTAATGCCAGACTCTGCCATATTTATTATTTGATTATTTGTGAATTGCTCCCAGTATTACTATACTTGGAAATGTTTAAATTTAATGGTTGTTTTTCAACCTTAACATTTGGCGCGTATAAATGTCTATTGTTAGCCATAATAGCTAAACCAGAACTTATTGACGCATCATGCTTTGTTCTTTTGTTTATATCAAACTTTGCCCAATCATTTAACAGTTCATTGAAGTATAAATCACCGAGCGTTCCATCTTGTTTTATTCCAACGTGATCTTGTATATACATCTCAATCGCAGCGGCATGAGCTTGTTTAATATCTTCTGAGGAGTTAGGTATACCACCTACTTCTTTTTCTGCTACAGATAATTTATTCCATATTTTATCCGGTCTGTTCATGGAAAACCCTCTATATCCTCTACGCCTTAAATAATACAAAAGACGAGGTTTATTGTTCTCTGCGAGTATAGGCATCCCATAAAACACTAAAGCCATTAGAACGTCCTCAAAGAACATCTCTGCTGTTGGTGGTCTTGATAAGTATTCTAAAAAGAAACTGTTAGCCGGAGCATCCTCCATGCTGAACCTAGTTAGACCGTGTAAAGCTCCTTTTGACCCAACCCCATCTACCGTTCCTGATATATCGTAACTATCACAACCAAAAGCACCCATGTGCTCGTTGCCAGGATATTTAACACCGTTTTTAAGTATAACTCTATTTTGCAGTTGCTGAGGTGGAACCCAGCTGACTTTAAACCTACCTTTTGGATCTGGATAAAATATTACTTGAGAATCTTTAACTCCATTAACCCATTGAAAATTACCTACTGTAACTCCTAAGGTTCTAGCCATCTCCTCGTTGTAATCTATCTGCTCGTATAGTTTAACTAAGTTAAATATACTGTTTTTAGTCTCATCTCTAAATGCATGCTCTGTAGTTCTAGGAAACTGGCGGTAAAACTCGTTTAAAGCATCTTGATCGTCTTTTAAACCATCTACTTCGTTTTGCCAGCTATCTATTACACCTACATCTATTAATTCACCGTCTGGTGTAAGTCTGTCGATATTAGGAGTAGTAAAGACTGGAATTCCATACTCGTCAATAAATCCTTCATAGTTCCATTCCATTGGGATAAAAAGAGAGTATAAGCCAGACTTTGTCTGACCATTTCTATTTCGTTTCGTGACATCTGAGGCATTGTATAGTTTTTTAAAGTTTTCTCCACCTTTATCTAAAGCGTTTGAAGTTGAGCCCATCATACATTTACCAATAATTCTACTACCTAACCGTAAACATGTTTTTGTAACTCTCCAGTTATTTAAAATATTATCGGGTCTTTCCCATTTACCACTTTCATCATGAACTAATAAAGCTAGTTTTTCACCATCATAACTATTGTCTCCAGTGTTTTTCCAGTCAATAGTTGTATCTAAACCTTTAATGTCTTCAAGCTTTTCGTTTGAAGTAATTTTTTTTCTTGTAAACTTACTAGCCGGAACTCTATACGCTAACTCTGACTTTGGTCTATCCATACCATCTTGAATAGGCTTAAAAAAGAAAGGATAATTAATTGATATAGGAACCACTTTGTCTGTGAACATTTTCTTTGCATCTGACCCAGTTTTAGATAGTATACCAAATCTACTATCACTTGCAAGAGTGGCTAAGTTAACAGTTTCTGCTGATGACATAAAAGAAAATCCAGAACGTCTGTTTTTAAGGTAGCACATTCCATAGCACCTCTTATCTGCCTTGCAAGCTTCCCAGAATATATAAAATAATCTGTTTGCCTCTCTAAAATCTGGAGCGCCTACATCAATTTTGCTCCATTGTAAGTACATGTACTGCGTACCTGTTATCCAGGTTGGTTTACTATTATTCGTGAACCAGAATCCTTCCTCCCTTCTTTTGAACTCTTCATCTATATAATCGTACCATTTTTCTTTACTGCTTTCCGGATAGTTTCTCCAATCGAATATACTTTTAATTCTCTGCAACTCCTTGGGATACTCGAATTTCACCCATTTGTTCTTCGGATTTTTATATACTTCTTTAGGAGCTTTTGGTAGCGCAATAACTAGTCCTTGTATTTTTATTATCTCACCTATTTGACCGTTATGAGATAATACTATAATATCGTGTTCTTTATCGTAACCGTATCTCCACTTCTTACCTTTGTTAAGCCTACTAATTGTAGTCTTCTTAACTGTTTCAACTGTTTCAACTAAACTTTGATTGTACATTACTTAGATCTACTTTCTGCGAATCCTTTAAAAGTTTTTTCCTTTGCCTCTTCAGGTGTTTTACCCTCAAGCAAGTTTTCTTCTTCTTCAATTCTGTTAAGTATCTCAAACGCGTCAAATATAGCTAATTTTTTAGAAGCCGCGGCATTCTTCAACTTATCAGCTGTTAAATCATCTTCAGAGTCAGTGACAATAGCTTCTTCACCTACTTTAATAAGCTCTTCAACTGCTTTGTGCCCAGCTTGGATTATACGTTTCTTCGTTTCCTTGATGTTCATATTTGATTGTAATAAAATTAGATAAAACTCGAAATAGTCTCTCGCCATCAACGATAAACTCATATTCACTACTTGGTCTAAAACCAACTAGATCACCAACCTTAACTGTACTGTCAGAATATTTAACAATACCTTGTAAAGGTTTTTCAGATTCAGTGTTAAACTGATCTGTAGCTTTTAAAGGTATTACAAAGCAATATCCTTTTGGAGCTATCCACTTGTCATTTCTTTTATATAAAAAGATTTGATCGTCGCTTATAAAGTAAGTGTCTTCATCAAAATAAGCCCTACTATTCTTTTCAACACCTTTTACGTTGTGCCATCTACGAAACACATTGTGATGAACTACAACTGTATCTCCTGGTTTTATATCCGTATCACCAATAATAGGTGTTGATATAACCACTGCTTCTCTATTAACATATTGATGGTTGAATATCTCAGTGTTAAGAATTAACTCTCCACCATCTAGTCTTTTAGTATTGTTATATCTTTCTCCTTTTGGCTTTACAACAAAGTTGTAAACGCTTTTCATTAGTATTGTAGATTGTATTCTACAGATACAGCCATATTCTTGTTAAAGTCTTTCCAAGGTAATACGTCTTTATTTTTTTTAATATAGACAGAAAACTTATCGTCTTCCTCTATGATATCGCAGATAGTATGACCACCATACACTTCTTGCCCCACGGCATAGTGCATAGCGTCATTTTTATAATCTTTACCGATACTTATTTTACGAATCAGCTTTGACATCTTTCTCGTAGTTTATCATACCGTCTTGGATATTAATATCAAAAGTACCGTAATCTTTTTCAAACTCACCTTGTAGTAAAGTTAGTTCATCTTTTAATCCAGCAATTTGATGCATCATCTCATGCTTTTTCAATTCTATTGAACCAATTTCTAATTGAGATCTGTTTAAGTTATTTACTGTATCTTGAACTTTTTTTAACTGCTCATCAGTTATTTTCTCAGGCTTAATACCTTTAAGTTCTTTAATTTTTGCGTTTGTGTTTTTTGCCATTTTATTTAATTTAAGTTAATTTAATTTGTTTTTATTTTTCGAAATGTAAGATTATTTTTATTGGATTTACATTTATAAGCTCATCTCCATCTGCTAAGTCACCAGCTGTACCCGCTCCGTTTTGCGTAACAAAAGCAGCTAAATCTGCTGGTACTGTATAATTAGTTCCACTAGCTGTTGCTTGACCATTAAACTTAAAAGTCATAGCAGCAGCAGCTACAGTATCTACTTCACCTATAATTATATCATCAGCCGCGTGTATAACATCTCCAGGTGCGAACACTAAGTTAAGCTCTGTTCCCTCTACATCAGCATCAGCAAAACTACCTGTGTTACCAGCTATAGTTATAGCTTGACTTATCTCAGCTGCAGTTGTAAAATCAAAAGCTCCTTCAGCTATCATTGCAACATACAGTTTATCATAACCAACGCTTGTTCCACTGTTAGGTTCTCCTTCTAATACTATAGAAGGTTTTTCGCTACTAGCACCACCTTGCGCTAAAGCCGCGATAGTTACACCGTTGTCAAGTATATCAGACATGTAGTCATTTGTCGTAAAAGTACTTTTACCAATAACATTATTGTAGTATCCAGTTCCATCTGCCGTAGCACTACCAGTACCTAACGAACTTGGAGCTACATTATTTATTGATTTACCATATACTAATTGAAACGCAAATTCGTTTCCAGCTGTTCCGTGTTTCTGTCTCATCACAGCCGTAACACCTATTAGTTTAGAAGCACCTTTAGGTACATCTACGGCATGCCAATCAAAAACAACATCACCACTACTGTAAGCAGAAGCAGCTAGTTGGCTTGCTAATATTGTAGGCTTTACTTCTACATTAAAATATTTATTTACCATAATTTTATTTTTTTACTTTTTCTAATGATCTTCCACCAAAGTAGGCACCGATCACGGTTAT